GCTCTTTAATATCGTATCGAGTACCACTGTATACTTCCTCAGTATCTATATGGACCACAGAGTACACATTATTATCTCGTCTCTGAGCAGTCCTCATATTCCCTTTAGCCTCTTCACTTCTCTTTCTACCTATGTGTGCTTTCCGTACCTTCTCGACGTGCTCAGGCTTGTTGGTCATTCCTGTTCTACTTAAGTTACCTTGCGCTGCTTCAGATAGATTAGCTCTATGTTCTTCAGAGAATTTCCTACCCCTTAAGGCATCACCTATCGCCTTCTTAAGTCTCTCATCCATTGGTCTTCCTTTTAGAGCCTTGGATATCTTTGCCTTCGTCTTGTCATCGCAGAACTCAGGAGGTCTGAACCTAATAGCACCAATCGCTTTATTAAAGAACTTGAACTCTCCATTAGGTAGCTTCTCTTCAAGTACCTTAAAATCCCATTGTAGTTGAGTCTCTGTATATACCAAGACTCCCCTGCTTCTACATTGACAGAGGATAGTATATGTATATGTGTACTGTGGGTTCTTTTTCATGAAAGCTGCAAGAAGTTTAGAGCTTCCTTTATAATACTGCCAGTCTGCCGGAATCCAACATGATGGCTTCCACCTAGACGACTGCTTGTCTGTTACTTTGGATTTGCACTTAACCGCTTTTGGCTTAGCACTCCAGTATTGACGCTTCCCTATGTATGATTGACCAGTCTCAAGGACATCTATCCTATAGACAAACCCAAAGTAACCACAAGGATCGGGAGTAACCCCGATCCAGTGGTGACCACCATTATTCTGGGAGGTTGGCAATGTATTCCCCCATCTTCATGAAGCTAATCATAGCTGGTGTCCACTCCTCTCGGTGAACATCAGCGGGATTCACAGAGCCTTCACCTACTCCGCCACCAGTAACTTCTACGCCATTCTCTTTGTGATCACTGTCTTCGATAATGATTGCATACTTCATATTAGTTTTCCTCCTGTTCTTTGACAGGGGCTCCTGTCTCTTTAGAAAGCAGCTCTGCCGTCTTAGCTACAAACTTCTCAGAGCCAACACAGATACCGGCGACACCGCCATCGTGTGTCATTGCAACAAAGGTATCTCCTACAGACTTACCAAACTCTGTAAGAAAATCAATTGCTTCCAGGCCATCTTTCTGTAACATTGCGTGTACTTCTATAACTTTATCTCTCATATCTTTAGTATCTCCTTATCTTTTAAGTAACCTGCTAACTTCTCGAATGCTTCATCTTTACTATCTGTGTGAAACATATCGTACTTTGATCCTCTGATTCCCTCTGCTATCTTTGGATGCAGCAGACAAAGAACATTGAACAACCCCTGACCAACCCGATAGTCAGGGGATATTCCTTTCGCCACCTCCATGTGTCGTGAGAGTTCACTTCCGATATGTGCGATATCGGAAGCATCAACTACTAATGACATTCCTACGCAACCCTCCTAGCATATGCTGCTCCACACTTGCGATTCCAACGTGAGGCCTGCCGTTTCGTAGGCTCAACCCCCGCTCTCTCGCAGGCCTTCTTAAAGTTTCCTGACTCCAGAGTCGTCTTGTTAGCATCGGCTCTCTTCCGTTCTTCACTGTGGTCTAACCGACCGAACTGGATCTTACTTCTATCCTTCGTCTTGCTCTTCGCCCATTTCATCTTCAAGTGTCTCCTCTACTTTTACAGGTGGATACCATACCTCACCTAAGTTATTTAGTATGTATAACAGTCTAGCATTCCGAGTTACCATTTGAACTACTCGGAGTGTGAAGTCCTCCTCATCCTCTCCATCTTCACGAGGTGTCCTACTCAAGTATGCTTCAAGCACCTTGATGTAACACTCATAACTAGAGGAACCGTCACAATCCTTAAGGATAGTCTCGGCTGTCTTTGGTCCAACACGGAAGAGGCCTGGGATATTATCTGTCTTATCCCCTGTCAACAACTGCTTATAGAAGTTGAGTGTTCCTTCCTCCGGTGTGATAAAGTAGATACACTTCTTGGTCCATTGATAGTGGAAACAAGACACCATATCTAAGTCCTTATCGAGGCTAACGATCACTGGTGTATACTTACCTTCAGCTATCAACTGCTTAGCCCGGATAGCTAAGAGATCATCAGCTTCGTAGCCATCAACCTTCTCTGCAAAGTACATCGTTTCCAAATGCTTCTTACATGCCTTCAGATGATGTGGCTTCCGAAGACCATCCCGGTTCTTCTTGTAGTCACCCATGAAGTCATGGCGAAAGAGAGTGTCAGGTGTCAGATAGTTTTCCATCTTACGACCTTGGAGTTCACGCTTCAACGTATTGAGTAGCTTATCCACGTTAGCAGTAGCGTTACTCTCTGGCTCCGGGTTGAATATTAGCTCAATCTCTTTAGGGTCAACACCCTGTGTGGCGCAGTATGCCTCAGCATCCTTCTTATAGGAAAACATCTGACTCTTAGCCACAGTATACATACGACCATCAGTAACTGCACTGCACCTGTAAGCTACAATGTCTGCATCAATCAAGAGAATCACAGGTTTCCCTTGAGACTGTAAATCCTCAAGGGAAACTTGGTTCTTATGATGCAGGACAGGAGTGCCTACAGCTTTCTTAATAAACTCTGTAGAACTTCCGACCTTAAACTCCATCTTAGAAAGTCACCCCGCCACCACCAAGTGCAGCGTCTTTCACTTCCTTACCAGTGAACCCGTTCAAGTAAGTCCCCATGTAGATCTTACCCTTGATTGGATTGGTGTATTTGCACCAGAGATGCACATCACCTACAGACCCATTGCCAGGCTCAAAGGAAATAGTTGTACCATCTTCCATCTTCAGTACTGGTGGAGACTGATCCTTACCAGCCCGAGTTCTACATACTCGCTTAGCCTTAAGCCAATAGGTTCCGTTAGCATCGTCCTCTTTGATGTTGAATCCAAGATCCATCATGACCTCAACCTGACTCGGATCGATCTTAGCGTGTACACTCCACTCCTCTGTGTACTCAGTGTCAGGGTTAATCATATGCGAGTACCGAATCTCTGCGTCTTCAAGAGTTACTACAGTACCGTCAATGAAACGTTGATCCATGTTGTTAGGTGTCTCTACTTTTGCTTTTGATGCTGCCATGTGTTAATACCTCCGGTTAATAGGGTTAATGTCTGTCTCTTTATTATACACAAGAAACAGGGATATCGAAAGATCTATACTAAGAAAGATTCTAACTTAGCGATAGTCCGTTCTTTCAGAGCCTCGAAGTGTTCCCACGAACACCCCAGTGACTCACGTATTTGGTGCCTCGTCATACCATTGTTTGATAGCTTGACGAAGTTTAGTTCATCTGGTTCAAGCCGAGTCATTATACTCTCGACATCAACCACACTACCTGGGACCATCTCTTCCCAAGATAAAGCGTTGTCATCCTCTGACTCTGGAGTCACCAAGTCTTCTAGATAGCGTATGTCCTTGGAGCTGAACTTGTTCTCGTAATCCCTCAGGTAATTGAGTATCCTGTTCTGCACCTGGATTGCTATGTATGTGGTGAACTTAACTTTACCAGTGTCTTTGAAACTCCTTGCTCCCTCAACTACTGCAAGCATAGCCTCTTGCTCTATGTCCTCCTGTATTGCGTAAAGATGTGGGTTCCTTTTGAGGAACGAGTTGACTACTTTGAATGCTAGATTTGTAAAGTCAAGTGGGTTAATCATTTACGATACCAATGATTACACTCACTATAACGAGAGGCCAGCAAAGAAACAACACTCCTGCGTAGAGTGCTCTCAGTTTCTTTGGGTCCTCCAGAAGAGGAAAGTCAGCAACCACCTCATCGATATAGGTAAATCCAAAGAACATATTGAGTGCTCCAAAGATACAGTAGATTAATGTAAACATATGTAACCTCCTAGTTTTATTAATGGTCAATGACTCAGATATGCTAGGGCTTTACCTATTGCTTCAGGTGTATCACCTAACATGCCTATGCCTCGGTTGCATTGATTGCACAGTAGTCCTCGTACCTCACCAGTGTCATGGTTGTGATCCACACTGAGTGAAGAGAACTTACCGTGTACTATGTTGTCTTCTTCTAGCTTACCACAGATAGCACAGGCTCCTCCTTGTTCCTTGAGTAACTTGTTGTAGTCCTCTGGAGTTATACGATACTTAGTCCACAGGTAGTTACGTCTCTGTGATTCTCTAAACTTCTTAGGGTTCTCCTTAGCCCACTTAGATCTGGCGTTATTATCGCATACCTTACATCGATAGCTCTTACCGTCACTCTTATTGTTAAAGTTATAGAACTCATCGAAGTGCTTACGTTCCTCACAGACACAACAGATCTTGGTTTGACTCTCAATATCTTTTAGTATCTGTTCCTTTGTTCTTTTGATTCTTCCCATTGTTACCTCCAGTGTATTTTAAGTTACTATACCTACCTAGTGTACTTACAGTATACACGGGAAGTTGGAGAATCGAAACGAGAAACATTAATGTCAATGAGTCATGGCCCAGTTCTTTCCGATCTTAGCCTCTGCCGGTGTTGGTACTTTAACGTTGTAGTACTCTCCTGCTTTCAATGACAGCTCACAGATCTTCATAGCGTGATGAACAGCCCCACTATGTGCAAGACCTGTGTATTCAACCTGAAGCTCATCATGGTATGCTATCAGTTGATGTAACTGTACGTCATTACCGTTGATCACATTAACGCGTCCCATGTACTCATCTGCCATTATCATCCATCTCTTGAAGATCATGGTTGCTGCATTCTGTAAGAGAGTGTTAAGTAGCTTACGTTTCTCACGGATGAACAGTGGTCTCCCATCGAGACCTGTGACCCATCCTCTGTTATGAGCGAATGACTTCTCTAGATCATCCATCAATAGTTTGATAGGTTCATTGAAACTCCAGAAGTCATCGAACAACTTCTGACCATGAGCCTCATCATACCCAAGGGTAGTCGCCAGCTTCTTAGGGTAACACCCATAGAGGAGGGCATACAAACCTGACTTAGCTGTGTTCCTATCGACACCCCAGATCTTAGCATTCCTTGAGTGGAAGTCAGATCCTTTGTTAGCGTTAAGGATAGCCTTAATGATATCCTCTGAACCTGGGTAGTCCTTTAGGTAGTGAGCTAACATACGAGCCTCGATACCTGAGAGGTCCATCCCAAGCATCCAGTGCTCAGGGTCTACACAAAAGGTCTCTCTTATCTCTGTACCAAAGACAGAGGATGGTCTCGGTATGTTACATACAGTACCTGCATGCCGATACCTAGCGGTCGGTGTGCCACAGGTAAATGCTTCAGCACCTATCCTACCATCTTCTCTTACCTTAGACACTGCACCTTTAGTCTCGCCAGTCTTTTCATCGATGTTCATGATGGATCGCTGACGATGCTGGTAGGTACGGAACAACGCTATGTCTTGACCAAGGCCTGGAGGTAGAGATGCATACGAATCCTCTGTTAACTTCGGAGACTTACGTACCTTTCTTCCTCCTTCGAATGAGTAGTTCCATTCAGTAGGCTTCCATCCTAAGGTACTAAGGTACTCTTTAACTTGAGCACTGTTACCTATATCCAACGGTGTGCACTCGATCTTTACATAGCTTCCTTTGACCTGATCGACCTTATCTCCCCAAAAGTTCTCAGCTACCTTAGTATAGTTACCATCCTTCTTAAAGGGTTGAACTTCCCGATAGCCTAGTCTAGCCTTAGCTGCATCATCAGCCCAAGACTTCCTTACATCCTTTTGGTTCTTCTTTGCTACACCTACTATCTCGCATGACCATGGTGCCTCTTGTTGTATGCTATCTTGTAACCTGATTATCTCCTGACCAAGTGTATTGTAGTGTTCTAATGCTGCACTCAAATCATATAGCACACCATAGTTCACTTGGTTCTGATGAATCATAGAGACAGCTGACTCTAGAGTCAGTGAGTTCCATAATACATTAAGGTCATATTGATATGCCTGAGCATACAATGTTTCGTATACCCTCCGAGTTATGTCTGTATCTACCAGACACCTATTGACCATGTGCTTAGTACACGTAGACCAATCATAGTTCTGAACCTTAGGGATACCAAGATCTTCTCCCCATGCATCAAGCGAGTGACCTGAGGATCTATCAGGCTGAAGGATACACGACAGTAGCATCGTATCCACTGTGTTCTCTACGGTCAATATATCCTTTAGTGATGGGTAGAACTTATATAGTATGTTCAGGTCGTACCCTGCACCATTATGAAACACTGGTGTCCAACGGCCAGTAACTACTGCGGCCTTGAGGAAGTTGATAGCTTGATCGATCGTATCGTCTCCCGCCAATGTGGAGTAACTTAACTGTGTTCCATCTGGCATCGTAAAGCATATGGCATGGATCTGAGTGACATCATCATACAGCAAACCATCAGTCTCTATATCTGTGTATATACAATTCGCAGGAAGCGGCAGTCTCTTAAGGGCCTCTACATTTCCTTTGAGTTTGGGTATCACTGTTAATCACCTTGAAACTGTAACTGTACCCAAGCTTTAACCCAACCCCAGTCGATGCAAAACAATACCGAACCAAAGAGAAAGATACAAACAACTACGAATGTGAAGCCACCACCTGTTGTTGCAGTTAACAATGCTAATACTAAGGCTGTAATGCAGGTAATTATCCCACCTGTCAATGCGTTTTCCCAACTAAAACTTCCAAACATATTAATCCTCCCAGTCTCCGTATTGATCTTTAAGTATTTGAATCTCCTCGGGACTACGAATTATCCTGAGTAGTCTTGTTAATATCTCTTGCTTATGATGTGCCCCATCAGTATACAACCCTTGAAGAATCTCTGACTCTATTGAACTGAAGTCTACCAGCATCCTCAATCTAACACGGTGAATACACTTAGCCCTACAAGAGGCTTGATATAACTCATTGAGGAACCTTGTTGGCTGTCGAGGTAAACCACCTTCAGTCTCGTAAGGTGAATGAAAGGTAACTAAATCTTTGATCTTACATCCAGAGCATGGGGCTGGACCCTTCGCCGCCCCTATGCTCAACATTAAGGAATGGAAAGCACAGCCTACTTCCCATCCTTTAGAACTTAACTTTGACATCTTCTAACCTCCCTGTCAGTTGGTTATACTTGAGCGTGGCGGTCTTACCAGTATTACCATAGGCTCTATCCTTTAGGAACCGTATGATACAATCGTTCTCTGTTCCGTCGTCGGCTAACTGATCACGCTCCGCCCCAAACAGTGAATGAGAGTACCTCCATTGAGCCCTAGAACCAGTGAACTGTGAGCTGTATACCCTGGCCCCCGCTGATCGTGACTGGGAAAC